GCGGAGGGGTGCGAGAGGTCTACGGGGGTGGAGGGGAGGCGCCCATCGAGCACGAACACACACGGAGAGGCGCCCAGCAGGGGCAGGAAGGGCACGGAAGGGAGTGATCGGTGTCAGTGGAGCCCCACCCCATCGGAGGGGCCTTCCTGGCGCTTCTGCAGGGGTGATGCAGTGAGAGGGCCCCGGAGGTGGGGTGGGGATGGGTTGGATCGAGAGATTCGGTCGCTGTGGGTACGCCTTCCCTCTGCCTGACTGGATTGACCCTTTCTTAAGAACTAGAGGGGCGCGAAAACGGGCCTGTGGCGGCGGGGGATGCCAAGGTCGCAGGGCCAAAGTAGTGTGGCCCTGCGTGTTTGGATTCCGTTGGTATGACTGGTGTCTATTTTGACCGTCTCGTGAGACGCAGGGAAATCACACGGGAGTCGCAGAACTGGCCTAGGCGTTTCCTATGCGGCCAGAAAAGCGGTCAGGCGAATAGCTGAGGCGCGGTTTCCCATGGCAGATCATTTTGACGACGCGGATCGATTCGTGATGGTGCATCAGGCAAGGGACTTGGACGACATCTTTCAAGCGCTTGCTCAGCGAGAGCTGCAGCCGCTGGACATCTGCGTGCTGCTGGCCATGGTCAGCCGCATGGATCGAACCGGGAAGGTGCGCACCACCGCCAGGGCGCTGACCGAACAGATTGGCAGCAACTACACCTCCTGCATCAAGGCAATCGGCCGTCTCCGCAAGGCCAGCGCCTTGGTGAAAGTGCGTGATCGCCAGACGGGCGGGCATTACTTCATCCTCAACCCGTATGTCGCCAGCGTTGGCAGCGCACAGGCCCGCGGCCATCTCTGGGCGCAGTTCAAGCTGGCGCTGGAAGAAAACGACTGAGGCGATACGCTGTGCCTACCTGCTCTGCACCCGTGTACGTCTCCAACGCCGACCGGGCACGGCTTGGCCTTCAGGCATGGGGTTCGGATGTCCCTGACGACGTGGTGGCGGCAGCTGAGGCTGCGCTTGCTGGAGCTGCTGCTACTGCCGCAGAGAACACGCCCTCAGCGCCGAAACGAGCACGGCGCAAGACAGGCCAGTTCGAGGCCGACGACCCGGCAACGCCCGACGTCAACGAGGCATTCACGGAGTAGGGTGTGACCGCCTCCATGTGGTGTGGTGGCGGAGCCCCCTCGGCCCTGAAAGCTGAGGGGGTTTCCTTGTGAGCTGGACGCCGATCCCGCCTGAGATTGGCCCTGGGCGGTTCCCGTACTTCGTCTGCTATCTGCTGCGGGAGCTGAACCTGGCGGATGAGCCCACCAAGCAGCAGCTGGGCATCTGCGACTGGATGGAGAACGGCCCGAACCGTCAGATCACGGTGGGGTTTCGTGGTGTGGCCAAGAGCACCATGGCCGCCTTCCGGGCGTTGCATCGGCTGCGGATCGATCCGTTCAACGAAAAGGTGCTGATCCCTGGCAGCACGTTGGAGAAGGCGGTGGAGGTTACGACCTTCATGCAGCGCTGCATCCGCGACATCGACATCCTGCGGTGCCTGGAGCCGCGGGCCGATGGCCGGAGCTCAACCAAGGCCTTTGACGTGGGGCCTGCGATCGTTGATCAGAGCCCATCGGTGCGGGCGGTTGGCATCCTGTCGCCTGCGTTGACCGGCAAGCGCTGCACCTGCGCCATTCCAGACGACATCGAGACGCTGAACAACTCGATCACACCGCTCAAGCAGGAGCGCCTGGCGCAGGCCGTGACCGAGCTCGAAATGATCCTCAAGCCGGATGAAGGCCAGGATCTGCCGCGGATGATCATGTTCCTCGGCACACCGCACCTGGAGACATCGCTCTATCTGCGGCTGGTACGTGAGCGGAACTACGCGATCCGGTACTGGCCGGCGCGATACCCCAACCCGGCAGACCCGGATCAGTGGGAGTGCTACGAGGGCGGGCTGGATCCACTGATCGCAGCAGAGGTTGAAGCCGATCCGAGCCTGGCCGGCAAGCCGACCGACCCGGAGCGTTTTGGCGAGCAGGAACTGCGCAGCCGGGAAATGCGGACGACGCGAGCCGGCGTGCAGCTGCAGCTGATGCTGAACTGCCGCCTATCGACGCTTGATCGCTACCCGATCCGGCTGGGCGATCTGATCGTGATGCCGCTGGACGGCAAGGCGCTGCCCGATGTAGTGGGGTGGTCTTCGGCCAATGAACACCGCCTGCAGAGCCTGCCATGCGTGGGGCTCGGCAGCGACCGCACCTATTACGGCCCGGCGCTGGTGCAGGGGTGGGTGCCGCAGAAGGAAACCTGGCGGTGCATCCTGGCGGTGGATCCATCCGGCCGCGGCAGCGATGAGCTGGCCTGGGCGGTGATTGCAGAGCTCAATGGCAACCTGTTCCTGCTGGAGGCCGGTGGCACGACCAGGGGGTACGAGCCAGAGGTTCTGCAGCTACTGGCGCAGAAGGCGCTGCGGTGGAAGGTGAACACCATCGTGGCGGAATCCAACCTGGGCGATGGCATGTTCACCGCCTTGCTGCAACCCGTTGTGAAGGCGGTTCATCCCTGCTCAATCGAGGAAAAGCGCGTGTCAGGGCAGAAGGAACGGCGGATCGTCGACGTGCTGGCGCCAGTGGTGCAGCAGCACCGCCTGGTCGTGAATCAAGAGGTGATCCAACAGGACTGGGCCGGCGCTGAGCGCGATCCTGACAGCGGCCATGCCCGCTCGTTGATGTACCAGCTCAGCCGAATCACGACCGAGCGTGGGGCGCTGCAGTTTGACGACCGGATTGATGCCTTGTCGCTTGGCGTCGGCTGGTTTGTGGATGCCGCCGCGCAGGACCAGAAGGTGGCGCGTCAGGTTCGCCAAGACGAGATCGACGAGGCCAACCTGAAGGCGTGGTTTGACGAGACCGGCGCCAGTATTGATGCTTTGGCGCTTGGCTGGACGCCGCGGCCTCGTGGCGTGGCCTACGGGGGCGTCAGGCGCTGAGCTTGTCGTCTGCGCGGATGGGCACAACCTTGGCCTTTGCTTCCAGGGTCTGGAAGTTCAGCTTGCCGGCCATTCGCGCCAGGTCTGCCGTTGGGGTGCTTGGCATGGCAGCGGCGCTGATCTGGTTCTGCTTCAGCAGCTGCAGGGCGACGCGGAGGTCGTCGTTGCTGAGGGGTTCGAGGAGGTTGCCGTCGTCGTCGCGGGTGCCGCCGTTTTCGATGCGGGTCTTGACGGTTTCGACGACGGCAGCGTGGAGGTCTTCGAGCTGTTTGGCGAGGTCGGCCATGGTTTCACCGGGCAGGGATTCAGCGCTTGGCCAGGGGGCCCCACAGGCCGGCGATGACCTCGATCAGCCGATAGGTCTTCACGGCCAGGCGGCTGATGTTGTCGAGGGCCTCGTTGTCCTTGGGGGTGGGAGTGATGTTGACGATCACCAGCGCCAGGCCGTGGATGGCGACGGCAACGGCGACATAGCTGGCGATGCGATCCATCAGCGGGCCCTCTCCAGCGTTGAGATCCGCTCGTCGTGCTTGCTGGTCAGCCGTGTCAGGTGCTCGATGCAGGTGTTGGTCCGGCCGCGGAAATCACCGAACTGCCCGGCGATCTTCCAGATGCCGGCGACGCCGGCACCGAGGAGACCCAGGGCAGCAATGATCGTGGCTGGCTCCATGGTCATTGTCTGCACCCCCACAGCGTATCGAGTCTGTCAGGTGTGGCCAAGGGCGTTTTGTGGGGAGAGCAGACGCTGGAGATCCTCGACTGAAGCCGCGCTGTCGATTGCATCCTGCATGGCGTTGTAGCGGGTGCGGATGGCAGCGCGTGCCGCTTCGGCCTTGTCGGCGCTGGCGCCGGGGATCTTCAGGCTGATCACGCGGTCATGCGGCGCCAGCTCATCAGCGCGGCGGCGGCGGCGAATGTCGTGCGCGATGGCCTTGGCGCGGTCCAGGTCGATCTCGATGCCATCGGGGGAGTAGACCCACGCAGCGCGGAAGGTGCGGTCGGAGGGGATCTGGTCAGCGGTGACGATGGCGTAGATGCCGTTGGGTGCGACCTGCTGGGCAACCTGCTCGATCGGCACCTCTCCGGTGGGAGTGGTGATCGCAACGCCGTCAGCAGTGGGGTGGATGATGTGGGTCATGGGTCAGCGGAAGATGGCGACACAGACGATTGAATTATCAGCTGCAAAATAAGCATTATTTACGCCACCGGAAAATCTGATCGCGCTAGTTGATGGTGAAGTGCCTCCTCGAATTGATAGGAAACCATCGCGCCCGCCAGCACTAGTCTCTTGGGCAGTAATCACAGCTGAATAATTCGCATCCGCCATTGCCGTCGTGAAGTTCACCGTATAGTCACCCACGCCGTTGTCAGTGATCGAGCTGACGTTGTAGCTGGCGCGGATCGCCACGGCGCCGGTGCCGTCGAAGTTGACCCAGGCGCGGCACAGTTGCCCGCCAACACTGCCGGGGCTGAGTGCCTTTGCGTTGTCGTAAAAGCCGACCGGATCCGAACTGAGCGTGCTGCCTGCATTGGCGCTGAGCGTTACGGACGTGCCGTTGATGCTGCTTACGGTGGTGCCGGGCGTGATGCCTTCGCCGGTCACCACCATGCCAGCAACGATGCCGGTGGCGCTGGCGACCGTCAGGCTGGCGGTGCCGCTGGTGATCGAGCCGGTTGTATGAACGCCGTTGATGTCGGACCTGGCGGCGATTGATGGAATCGTTGGCTTGCCGGTGAGGTCTGCGTAGGAGCCTGTGGCGGCGACCGTTGAGAGGCCCAACGTTGTCCGCTGTGCAGCTGCGTCCACGTCATCCAGCAGGGCGCGGCCAGCGGCAGTCAGCGTGATCTGCTCAACGGGGCCGGTGCCGGCTGAGCTGCGGCCCAGCACGCGATCCGTGGCGCAGCTATCTGTGAGCTTGCCATTGGCCGTGGTCTGCGCTGTAGTTGCCGCTGATGCAGCGGATGCCGCCGCCGCCTGGGCAGCTGCCGCTGCCGTTGCTGCCGTATCCGCCGCGTCCTTGGCGGTCTTCACGGCCGCGGAGCTTGCAACCGTTGCCTGTGATGTGCTGGTGACGCTGTTGCTGATCGAGCTCTGCCGCACATAGCGGCCGTCTGGATCCACCGTGTAATACGACCCCCAGATCCAGGTATTGCTGGCGCTGTTCCAGTACATCCGCACCCGCAGCTGGCTGCTGCCGACAAAACCAGCGGGGCGGCCAGAGAGCGGCGAGAAGGTCTCGATGCCGGTGGAGTCGGTCAGCTCGATCCGGTCGCCGTTGGTCGGGCTGCCGGGGATCGACGCGACATTGGCGATCGGCGCATAAACCAGCACGTCGCTGATCGCTTCATTGGCCGCATCAGCCACGGCAGCTGCTTGAACCACACGGTCCTGCTGCTCCTGCACCGCATACAGGTTCTGCAGGTCGGCGGTGTCCATGTCGCCGGCCAGCAGGTTGCTGGCATCGTTCCAATCCACCAGCCGCGCATTGGTCGGCGTCTTGCGGATGATCGTCAGCACCACGCCATTGGCCAGGTTGCCGCTCAGCTGCACCTGCGTGGCGCTGGTCCACGTGAACCCAGCGCCATCGGTCAGCTCAGCGGTCCAGGTATCGGTCAGCAGGTCATAGCCCGTGTAGAGGCGCACATGCGCCTTCAACAGATACGGGAACGGCACCGACAGCAGTGGCGCTGTGCCGGTGCCGGTGTACTGGACATAGGAGTAGGGCACAGGCGCTCTGCACGGGTGCAGGCTTCATTGTGCCGGAGCTGGCGAGCCGCTCAAGATCTGGTTGGCACGTTGCAGCTCGGTGAGGTTGCGTTCGTTCCTGCGCTGCGTGATGGCCGTCTTGGCTGCGCTCCACTCCTTGGCGGCAGCGCTGGTGCCGGCGGCAGCGCGACGCTCAAGCTCGTCCTGGGTGAGCAGGTCGTAGTAGTCGGTGATGCGCTGGATCAGTACCTGTGCCGCCCTGGTGCGCTGCTGAGCCCGTGGCAGGCCGCCGGGCGGGTGTGCGGATGTCACCGGGTCGTCCTCCAGCTGCTGGTATTCGCGGCTGGTGAACAGGGCATAGAGCGCGTCCTTCTTGGTGCGACCGCGGGTGACGCGATTCAGAAGGGGGCCGTACTCAATCTTGCCGCTGGAATCCGTTTCCTTGATGCGCTGGCCCGTCGGCGTCACCGCCTCAAAGGTCTGCGGCCTGGTTGTCACCGTGGCCTTGCCGGACAACCCGAGCCTGACCATCAGCGGATAACGCGGGTCGGCCTTGATCGTGCCGTGGATGTCGTTGTACTCGAACTGCAGATCGTCCGACATCGACACGCCTTCCAGGACGCGGCTGAGCAGCGCTCGCGGTGGATCAAGCATGTTCTGCGCGTCGAGCTCGGCGTAGACCACCTGATTCGTCTTGCCCTTGGGCCAGACGGACGGGAAGAACATCGGGAACGCCTTGGACAGGTTGATGCCATTGATGTGTCCCCGCGGCGTGCCGAGGTGATCGGTCTCCTTGCGGCGTGCGCCGGCAAGCCCCGCAGCGATCGGCATGGTGTCGATCAGCCAGCTGCGCAGGGATTGCTCCAGCAGCTTCAGCGGGTGATCCTGGCCCAGCTCGTACCGCTGCGCTGCGGTGCTGGGCTCATCGCGGTAGTAGCTGTTGCGGTCCATGCCGACCGCACGTTCGACATTGCGGATCGTGCCGATGAATGGGATCTGGCCGGAGCCGATGAAGCCGGCCATGGTCTGCAGGCGCTCCATGCTGCTGCGGTTGCCGTCCATCAGGGCCTCCAGCAGCAGCTGGATTTGCTGCACGCCAGCCGTTCGCGTGATCTGCGCCGTCAGCAGTTTCATGATCGACGACAGCAGTTCGGTGCCGTCGTAGTCGTTGGTGTTGGCCGCTGCAGCCGTGTCCTTGATGTCCTTCCACAGCAGCAGCGTGTTCACCACCGGGAAGCCGCCCAGCTTCATGCCGAAGATGGTGTTGCGGCGATCAGGGTCCGGGTCGGCGCCACCGCCCACCTGGCCGGCGGCATCGAGCGCACCGAAGGCCGCCAGCAGGGCGCCGCTCATGGTCCAGCTGGCCTTGACCCTGGCGACCAGTTCCGGCGGCGCCTTGTCGAAGCCACCAGCATTCAGCATTTTCACGGTGTCGACGATGCCAAACGTCGACAGGCGCCAGTCCAGCAGCGTTCCGGCGAACAGGGAGCGCCAGTAGGGCATGACGTAGCGATCGACCATCCAGTTGCGGCGGAGGCCCATCATTGCGGTGTCGACCAGCTCGCCCGGGTTGCCGGTTGGTGGGTCCTGGAAGCGCATCTCGGCCGAGTGGCGCAAGGCCTCAATCGACTCCGGCGATGACAGCGTGGGCGCCCCAGCCAGATTGCTCTCGCTGATCAGCGCGCCGATCTCGTCATCGGTGAAGTCGCTGCCCTTCAGGCCGTGCTGCTTGCGGAACGCCTTGATGTCGCTCTCGCTGGGCGTGGCCTGGTAGACCGCTTCATCGATCTGGCGTTGCACCCACTCCGCACGGCTGCGGTCATCCAGCAGGCCCAGCTGGGCGCCTTCCATCCGCGCCTTGACCTCCAGATCGGCCTTCAGCTTGAACAGGTAGTGGTAGCGGCCGAACACCTCATCGACGCCAGCCATGGCCCGCAGCGCCGGCTTCCAGGGCAGGTACATGTCGATGTCACGGGCGCTGATCCGTTGCACGCCACCGTTCTTGCCGAAGCCCAGCGCGGCGATGGCCGCCTGGCCGCGATTCATGCCGGTGTGGAAGGCGCCATTCGGCTTGGTGAGCACCAGGATGCGGGCCGCGGCCTGCAGCTTGTTGGTGAAGATGCCGACGTTGTGCGGGTTACCCAGCTGGGTGAACCAGTTGGCGCCAGGCCGGTACGGCATGTCGAGGATCGCCTGCATGTCCTGCAGCTCCTGCTGATTGGTGAGCAGACGCTTGCCGTAGGTGTCGAGGTTGCCGCTGTAGTGGCTGACGCCAGTTTGGAAGACCCGCTGCAGATCGGATTTCCACGTGGCCTTCAGGGCCGTCATGGCGAAGTTATGCGCCTCGCCACTGATCCGCATCGCCTCCAGTAGCGACGTGCTGCCATCAATCAGGCGATTGCGCAGCGTCCTTGTGCCCAGGGGCGTGAGCATGGACCCGTTGTAGAAGGTCTGCTGCAGCGGCCCATAGAGCATCATGATGCCATTGCTGCCAACGTTGAGGTAGTTGGAGTTGAGATTGCTCAGCTGCGAATCCTTGACCAGCGCCGTGGCCATCCGCATGTGCGTGTTGAACCAGTCCTTGTCGAGGCGGGACTTGGGATCCAGGCCATCGATCTTGGCGGTGTCGATCAAGACGCCAAGCTGAGTGGCGTCGCCGTTGTCGATGGCTTCAACAACACGGCCGAAGTGCTCATCGGGCGCGACATCCTTGCCGGTCATGCCAATGGCGTCGTCGATGCCCTTGCCGGGCTCGAAGTAGTAGCTCTCGTCGCCGAGATCAAGGCGGAACTGCTGCAGGTCCAGGATGTTCTCCTGCTGACTGCGCAGCGCCTGGGCATGGCGGCGCGTCACCAGGTTGTTGTGCCGCTCCAGCAGCAGCGCCAGGCGGAAACGCCTGAACGCTTCCTGTTGCATTTCCGGCGGCGGCTTGGAGCCAGGGATCTCGCGCATGGCGGCCTGCATCTCCTCCACCGAATCGAGGTAGAGGCGCTTGCTGCGATCTGCCCAGAACCGCAGCCAGAGCTTGTTCTCGACCGCATTCATCATCGGCGCCGACTTGGCCGCGGCCTGGGCCAGGATCTCGGGATCGCTGGCGCCGAGGTTGCGGTAGTAGCCGCTGACCAGTTCGATCAGCTTGTCCTTGCCGTAGGTGCGGGTGATGAAGGCGTGGTCCTCGGGGGCGATGCGTCGGTGGATGAGCCCCAGCGCTTCCGCGAAGCGGGCGTAGTCCTCCCGGGTGCTGACGTCGACCTCTTTGATCAGCCGGTCGTAGTTCTGGAAGCGGCCTTCGCTGCCAACGGGCCTGGCGAACTGTTCCAGGCCGCGGGCGACGAGCTCATCCACCTCCCGCGAGTTCATGGTGCCCACCAGCTGGGTATAGCCGCGCTGGATCTCGGCGGGATCAAGCTCAACCGGTGCGCCACTGAGATCGCGCAGGATGATGCCGTTGCCGGCGGCCGATGGCTGGTAGACGCCGGCTGCCCTGAGCAGGCGATCCTTCTCCTCCAGCTGTTGCTGCAGGGCCTGCTTCTGCTCCTGAAGGCGCTGGAGCTGCTGGAAGGTGTCGTCGCAGTTGTTGGCGGTCATGGTCAGCAGCCCTCCTGTGCGGCTTTGGCGCGGATCTCGGCCATCTGTTGGTCGATGGCGTCAATCTGCTGTTGCGTGCGGGTGATGTCAGCCTTGGTGGGTGGCGGGGCAGCGGCTCGCTGGGGATTGCCATTGGCGCCCCACGACACGCCAAGCTGCTGCCACCGGCGGTCGTATTTCGCCAATGCGGCCGGCCCCATCCGGCCAGGCTTCAGGTACATCTGCTTGGCGATCTGACCGGTGTATGCGGCTTCCAGGATTTCTTTGACCGCTTGAGGCGGCTCATTGGGGTCCGGCCTCGGGTCAATCGCCTTGGCGATACGCGTGCGGCCGGCGCCCATCAGATCGCCGGTGAGCCCAGCGAGCGCATCGATCTGCTGATCAGTCAACTCCGAGTTCAGCTTGAAGCCAACGCCAAGCAGATAGTTCTTGATCCTTTCCCAAACAGGGATCAGCGGTTTAAGCGCTTCCTGAAGTCGAGTAGGAGGCGGAGAATACTCGGCCAGGGAGCTTTCTCGCAGCTCGTCGATGAGTGCAGCGGCTTCCCCCTTCCCTCGGTGCCTGTAAAGGGCTGCCATGTCACGAAGGAGCCCTGCCGCCAGCCAGCGTTGAGTCCCCCATGCCATGAGTTCGATGTTTTTGAGGTCTCCTCCGGGGGTTCCGTCGCTGCCTCTCCATCCACTTTTGGCTGCTTCGGATCTGTACCAGGCGATTGCGTCGTCACGTGTAAGGATCTCCAGTTGGTCGTGGGTGAGCTTACGCAGCTGCAAGAAGTGGATCGCCTCATGTACGGCTACTTCCGCAAGTTCCTGTGGGAGCTTCTTCTGCAGGTACTCGCCGTAGCGAGCGAGCAGGATGATCGCGTCTCTGTCATCGTAGAGCGGGTCGACGGACACACCGTTGACTGGATCCACTTCTGGTGCTCCCGCCCGCCCGTAGCCGTCGCCATCGCTGCGCACCAGGATGGAATCGGCGATGTCGATGTCGACGTCGCGGGTGCCGGTCATGCGAAGGACGAATCCAAGGATGTCGCGCTCCAGCTGGTTTGCGGCGCCCTCATCGCCCAGCGTCCAGACGCCCTCCGCTTTCTTGTTGCCCAGCAGGCGGGCGATCTGTTCCTTCCGTTGCGGGGTCGTCAAATACGCATAGGAATCAAACAGCTCGCGGAGCAAGCGGGCCTTGGCAGGGTCGTTCAAGTCGTCGGCCAGGCTTGGGCTGATGATCGGCCCTCCCCCGCGCCACGGCTGCGGAGGCAACTGGATCTCGCCCTGGTTGCCGGCGCCAGCGGCCTTGAGAGCCGTCTTCACCCGCTTGCCGTGCGCCACCACCTCGGCGATGTCGAGGCCAGCTTCCTTGACCACCTGACGGAACTTGTCGGCCGCCTTGCTCGGCTTCACCGCATCGTTGGCGAGCACATAGGCGGCGCGATCCAGATCAGACTGGAACGCGATCGTGCTGCGCCCGTAGCGGGGCGTTGATCTCTGCAGATCCTGCGGCAATAGCAGTTCGGGCTGCGCCGCCGGTTGCACCACCCGCAACGGCCTTGGCATCACCGGCGCTGGCGCCAGGGTTGGCGCTGTGGCCCTGGGCGCCGGCTCGGGCATCCCGTAGAACTGCCGGTAGGCGGCGGCGACGGCCTCTGTGGTGGGAGTGCTCATGCCCATCCCCCGCTCGCTCCTGGCGGCATCAGCGTTCAGGCCAGGGATGGCATCAGGGTCAAGGATTGCCCCCTTGGCTCGCACCAGGTCCAGCGCCTTTTCAATCGGCATCGCGTCCTTGCCTGGAGCCTTTGTCCAGCTGGCAAGGGCCTCGGCAGCTCCTCTGATGCGACCCTCGCTGGTCCTGGCCGTGATCTTGCGGCCGGCGGCGGCGGGGATCTCGACGGGTGGCGTTGTTGCCGGAGCTTCGGGCAGGGCTTGCCTGCCGGCGGGGTTGGCCGGTCCCCCGCCGCCCCCGCCGGCCATCTCGTCGGCGACCCGTCTCATGTCGCCCAGGAGTCCGCCGATCTCTCGGAACATGCGGGCATCGGATTCGGCCAGCGCCCGCAGGCTTTCGCCAAGCGCGTCGGCTATTGGCGTCCGCCTCTCGCCCGGCATCCCACCCGGCGGCAGCACCTCGGGGGTGATGGCTTCATCCAGCGCTGCCGTCATCCCCAGCTCTTTCTTCTCCTCGAAGGTGAGCAGCTCGTAGTCCATGGCGTCCTTGGCTGCCTTCTCCTGCATCTCCGCCATGGCGGCATCCATGCGGGCGTGTTCCACCGCCAGGCGGGCCTCGTCGGCCATCGCCTGCGCCGTCTTGCTGCCGGGTGTGACGGGGGCATCCAGGTCCAGTTCATCCAGCCGCACCTGCGGCGGATCCGGCAGCTTGGGGATCGGTGCATTCGGCGGACGCACCTCGCCGCCGGCAATCGCCTCGTTCAGCAGCTGCGCTTCAGCAGCGAGGCGTTGCTCATCGGTGAGCTCGATCGGCTGGGGTGCTGCGGGTTCAGCGGCCGAGCCAAGCTCCTGCCGGCCGCCAGCGGCGAACATGTCCTCCTGAACCACGTCGACGGCTGGCGCCGCCTCCTTGCCCATCGCCTCCTGAATGGCGGCGGCCAGGCGGTTCTTGATGCCCTGGGCCACTTGCTCTGGGGTTTCGCCGGCCAGGATCCGCTCAACGCCTTCCTTCAGCAGATCGTTGACGGGGCCGGTCACGTACTTGGTGTCCTTGAAGATCACCTGTGCGCGGGCGGCGCCATCACCGATTTCCCCTGCGGCTTGAGCGTCAAGGGTGCCAACGGTGTTCAGCGCATCGGCGTTCTTCCTGGCGCCGCGAAACAACCGCTTTTCCTTGCCGAGCAAGGTGTCAACCTCTGACGCGAGACGCTGCATCGCCAGCATTCGCTCGTCAAAAGTCGCATCCCAGTCCTCGAATGGAAGCCGGCCCTGCTCCTGGCTTGCCTTCGCCGCGTCGGTGTTCCGCTGCGCCTTGGCCCAGTCGATCATTTCGACCAACTCGGCGGCGGACGTCTTCGGGTCCTTGGTGAGATGGATGTGGGCGCTGCGCATGATTTCGGGGCTGGCGCCTGATTCCCCGATCAGCCGATACATCGGGCGCAGCGCCTCCGGGGCATTGACCGCGCCCTGGAACACGTCCTCAGGCAGCCGGCTCAAGGCGATGCCGTCACGCCAGAACCCGCTGGCCTGAGGTTTGCCGAGTTTCTTCAGATCGGCAGTCGTGGTGATGCCCAGCTCACGCGCCACCTTGGCGGCGTCGAACACCGTGCCTTTGCCATCGCTGACGTTGGCGACGGCGCCTTGCAGCCTGGCCTCAGCCGCCGTGGGGGCATCCAGGAACTCCACCCGCATTGATGGAATGCCCATCCGGTTGGCGGCAGCCAGGCGGTTGTGGCCGTTGACGACATAGACCTTGCCCGGCTCGCCGATCTCGCCGTTCACATCGCGCCAGACCTGGATGATGCCCTCAGCCTTTGGATCCCAGCGCTCCAGTCCCTCCAGCGAGTTGCCGAGCTGTTCGCCGGCCTCGTTGACGCCGCCCTTGTACTGGAACACCTGCGGCGCTGGCGTGATCTCGCCGGTTGGCATCATCTGGGCGCCCATCAGCCGATTGGTGATCGGCACCTGGCCCTCGGCCGCCATCGCCTTGATGGTGTCGAGCATGTCCGCCTTGCTCAACTGTGCGATGTCCTCCACGCCGGTGAGCGCCTGGGCGCGGCGCCATAGGCCGGCATTGGCCGGGGAGTCGAACAGCTGACGCAGTTGGCGCTCCATGCCGCCAAGCGTCCGCATCAGCCCGGCGATGTAGTCCTCCGCCAGGCGGCCGGCGGGGGCCATCACCATCTGGGAGTCGATCGCCGGGCCTGGATCAACGGCGCCGCGTGCCTCGATCGTCTGGTTGACGCGATCGACAACCGGGATACCTGGATTGCTGATGACGGCCTGCAGCTCGGCGTCGCTGAGTTCGCCGACGGCCTTGCCCAGCGCCGTGCTCTCGGGCAGGGAGGGGTCGTAATCCCAGGGGCGATCTTGCAGGTCCTCGGCGACGGCGCCCATGTCGGCGCCTGGTTGCGTCGGGTCCTGGAACTCAGTGGTTGGTGCGGGGCGTGCGGGAGCGGGCTCGGGCGTTGGCGCGGTATCGGGCGGCGCCGGTGCGGTCTCAGCGGCCGACTGCCCGCCCAGGCGCTCCTCCATGGCGCGGACGGCATCAAGCCCTTCCTCTGCCGGTGTGCGGGGCGGGGCGGGTGGAGCAACAGGCGCCGGTGGCTCTGGGGGCTGTCGTGCCTGATCGGTGAAGTCCAGTGCGCCGTCGTCGTCCTTCTGCAGAAGGCCCATTGCCTCCTGCCTGGCGCGTTCGGCCTGCTCGGCGGCGACACCGCGCTGCGCCCTGATGTTGCGGAGGATGTTCTGGAAGTTGCGGTAGCCGGCGACGCCAAGTCGCACCCCTGTGCTCAGCGCAACGCCGAATACGGCCGATGCAGCGGCGTCCGGGCCGAATGACTTCAGCGCTGCGTCCGGGATGTCGTCAACGCCAACCTGAACTGCGCCGGGCAGCTTCAGCTTGAAGGTGTCGTTGATCGTGTTGACGATGTTGCCGCCGGTCTTGTTGTCGAGGAAGTTGCTGGCCGCCTCGTTCAGCGCAAAGGACGTGCCGGCGCGCAACGCGCCACCCACCCACGTCTTGGCGGTTGCCGCGCCAAGACCGCCCATGCCGGGGACGGCCATCAGCGCGGCATTCATGACGCCGGAGCGGAGGTTCTGGTCGCCCTGGATTTCGGCCTGCGTCATCCGCGACGGCGGGGTGGCGCCCAGCGCCTGATACGCGAAGTCGACGTACCCATCAAGGGCTGATCCGAACCAGCCAGAGGAGGGATCCGCGCTGGGCTTCCCTTGTGCCCTCTGGAGCCAGGAGTAGCCGGCCCTGAGAGCGTTGTCGGTAGCGCCAACGGCGCCAATCGCGATCTGTCGCTGGGGGCCGTAGAGCACAGGCGCCGCAATGGTCTGGGCCGCCGCCACGGGCAGATTCACGCGCACCTGCGGTCTCCCGCTGGGTCTGGCCGGCGGCGTGATCGTCACGGGTGTCTGCGGCATCAGCGCAGTGCCGGGGCGCCCTCGCAGCTCGTAGACGACATGGTTCAACACCTGCTGCCACCACGGCTTCGGCTGCGGCTGGCGTGGGGAGCGCTGGGCGGGCCGTTGCGACTGGCGCGGAACCAGGTCGCTACTGCGCTGGGCGCCGACCAGCACCAGCTTGCCATTCACGATTTTGTGTTGCTGTGGCACTGGTTCAGCCTCCTCGCTTGTAGCTATTGAGAATGTCGAGCGTGTATTCGCGGATCGACGGGTATCGTCGACCTTTGTAATACTGCGGCCTGTTGTCGTCGTAAAGGTTGCCGTTGCCGCTGTACCAAATAGCGGCGGCGCGGCGGATTGCGACATCGCCGCGATAGCCAGCGGCCTGCTGCTGGCGCACGATCTTGGCCAGCTGACCATTCACAACCGCCAGCTGGGCCTCTCGGCTGGCCAGGAACTGCTCAGGCGTCAGACGGCGCCCATAGTGCTCCTGGGTCCATGGGCCCACGTTGTAAGGCATCACTTGGCCATAGCCAAGCGCACCGGAATCAGGGTTGACGGCGGAGAAGCTGCCGCCGCTCTCCTTGCCAACAATCACAGTGCGCAATCTCGTCATGTTGATGTCGCCGATGCTTGCCACCGGGCTATCCGAAAAAGGGCCTGTGCCATTCCGGCCGCCTCCTCGCATGGACGAAAGGGTGCCGGCGTAGGAGGGGCTCGCGCCGGTCAAGACGTTCAGCCACCAGCTGCCAAGCTGCTGGACCGGCGACGGGGGAGCCGCCGCCACCTGAGTGGCGCCAGCGACGCCAGCGGCGTCATTGCTGCTGCGCAACAGCTTCTGCCGCACCTGCGGATCCAGGTCGTAGGAGTCGTAGTTGCCGGCCTCGCGCAGCAGCCATTTGCCCACATTGCTGCCGAAGCCAGCATCACGGGCGGCGCGAATCACCGCAGCGCTCGGCCGTTGACCGTTGTAGATCCTGGCGATCTCTTCCTGCAGGCTGGGCAGCGCCAACACCGGCTCGCCGTTTCTCAGGCGCTCGCTGCGGTTTGGGATGTTGTCGAGCTGGCCGGAGGGGAACACCGCCGGCATCGGGCGCTGGCCGCCAGGGGTGGGCGGCGTCCCACTAGCCGGTCGCGGCGTCGTAGCGGGTGGCCTCGCCCGGCCGCCAACGGATGGCGTGTCGGTCTGGGCGGAGCCGGGGAACAGGTCATTGAACATCTCTTTGTTCTTGGTGCCGTATTCCGCCAGGGCGTCAGTTGTAATCCTGAGGATTTCATCGGTGTTGAGCTTTTCGCCCTTACGCGATTCCGCCTCCCGCAGCCTGGCGACAACATGCCGGGTGTAGGCGCTGAGCTGCAGCTGCGCGGATTTGGCAACGTCGGCATCGCCCCACGCCATCATTGCGCTGATGTCAGCCCCGCGAAGCGAGGCTTCAGTCACGTTGTCGGGGTAGGCCCAGCGCAGGCCGCTCTTGATCTTGGCGTGTATCAGTGGGTTGATCAGATTGCTCGGGATGTCGTTCTTCTCGTTCTCTTTGATGCGGCGAATGGCGGCGTAGCGCTCGCTGAATGCCCCGCGCTCCTGCGGCGCCACCGTTGGGAGCAATCGATTGAACTCTTGATCGGCCACCGTCGCATCCCACTCCGCGCCGACACGGGCCTGGAAGCTGCGCAGCAGGCTGTCCATCTGCGACGAGTCGAAGCTGCGCCCCGCCACGCTGTCGAGCGTGGTGCTCATGCTGCCGGCAGCCTCAACCAGTTCCGATCGCGGAATCTTGAGGCCCACATACTTCTCGATCAGCCGCGCAATCGCAGCGCCGCGATCAGGGCCATCAGGCAGTCCTTGAGTTTCGACCGCAAGCTCCGACTTGAAGTCTTCAACACCACGCTCAATAGAGCGTTGACGGTCCTGCCACCTTTTCTGTTCGATCTCGTAGGCGCCTTCATACATTTCGATCCCGAAGTATTCGCCAGCTGCCGGCCTTCTGCCGTTTTTATCAGCCAGTCCTACTGGCGTGCGATACAGGATCCTTGCGAGCTCGGTATTGCCAGCGTGGCCTGCCATTTGCGCAAGCCTCGTGAACATCCTGCCCTGTAGCTCTGTCGTTTCTCCTGTAATACCAGTGGCGTCCGCAAGACGCTTCGCAACTTGGCCAGCAAGAATCTGAACCCCGCGCTCCCACTTGGCACGGTCTTCGCCCAGCTTCGCCGTTTTTCTGATCTCCTGCCCCGTCACGGGGTCAAACTCAGTCCACTCAACGACACCGCTCTCTCTCGCTTTGTCATAAATGCTGGTCACTTCCAGCGCTGCATCGCGCCAGGCAGTGTCCTTAAGGCGGCCGACGTGATCCTGCTCATGCCGCTCAAAGATCCTCGATTCCGCCTGGCTGATCTGCGGCAGGACGTTCTCGATGAAGCCGGGCGATCCGGCGTCGATCCCGTAGCGCTGCATGACCCCCTGAATGGCCTGGGCGGCGGTCTGCTTCAGCAAGGGATGCCCCAGCTCAAGCTCAGCCACGCCTGTAATCGACCCGTAGGCCTTCATCACAGCCGGCAAGATCTCGTTCCCCGCCACGCGGGTAAGCGCGTTCTGGCGCCCCCCTTGGCGGAACGGGTTGACCCGATCCATCATCAGGGCCGCAACCGGATCCACCTTGTCGAGACGGCGGTTCTCGGCGGCGTATTCGCTGGCCGTGGCCAGCATCTGCTGGTTGGCGAGCACGGTTGCTCGCATGGCTTCGTTCTGGCCCTTCTCGTATTCGGAGCTGGCGTAGAGCTTCACTCCGCCTCCGGCAAGCTCCATCAGCTGCCTGCTGAATGGCGCCAGGGCCCCGGCCAGTTCCGCCAGTTGGTTGACGCCCTCAACGCTGCCGCCAGACGATTGGCCGATCAGCTGGATGCCACTGGGGTTCGGCATCAGCTTCAGCTCTGCCGGCGCCGCCGGGCGCTGCACCGCCGGCTGCACAAAGGCATCAACAGGCCTGGCCGCCGGTGCGATCTGGTTGAGCGGGAGGTCTTCTCGCGCCATGGTCAGCTACCTTTCGCTGCCGGGGTCGGTGCCGGCTTCGGGTTGCTGCCCGCCAGGGGCTTCAGGGTCGAGTAGGTCTGGATGCCGGCGCTGACGCCGCCCATCAGCGCCGAGCCGATCCGCAGGGCCGCAGCACCGCCGCTCGGACCGGAACCTGTCATGGTTGGCTCGGGCGCCTGCAGCAGGGCCGGCAGGGGCGCGAATGGCGCAATCGGCTCCATGTAGGGGCGCTCCTGATAGAACTGCTGGGAGTTGTATCGACTCAGATAGTTCGCCACCTGGGCCGCCTGTTCGCGGCTGTATTGGCGGGTGCGGAATCCTTCGTTGATCGCCTGAATCGCCTGGTAGTCGCCCACCTGGCGCACGTAGTCGTTGATCAGCCGATCAATCGATGCGCCTTCCTGGCCTGCAGCCGTGACCCGACTGCGGGCCTTGAGCGCTGCCACCTGGTACTGCTGCAGTGCCACCGCTTCGCGCATTGACGCTTCGGCGGCCTGCTGACTGATCGCCTGGCTATCGCCCATGAAGGCGGCGCCGGCCGCCGCACGGGTCTGGCCGACAACATCCGCCTGGGCAATCGCCTGCAGCGTTTCGTAGTTGCGCAGGCTGCGGGTGTAGGCCAGGTTCTGGTTGTAGTTGACCGTCTCCTGCCAGTAGTTGTACTGGGCATTGGCATCGGCCACTCGCGCGTTGAAGCCCGCCTGCCACCGCGCAAACTGCGTGTTCGCGTTCTGGAATGCGGTCCGGTTGGCGTAGTCCTGCTTGGCGGCAGCGTTCTCGGCGCCAGCTCCAAGCACGCCGAGCAGGCCCTGCGCGGCGCCAGTTGCGATTGAAAGGCTGAGTGGATTGATGACAACCATCAGGCTGCCCTCCAGAAATGCGCGAACAGCTGGGCGCTGCGGCCCATCGGCTGGGGGGTGTCGATCGTGAAGCCGAGCCACTCCAGCCAGCGCAGCGTGTCTCGGTTGCTCCAGAGCGCCCAGTTCTCCAGCAGCGGGTGATCAGCCATCAGGCCATCGACCCAGCGGCGGGCGCCGCGCAGGAACTGGCGGCGGTGGCTGGCGGTGGCCAGCAGTTCATCGGTGCCGAGCAGCCAGATCGTTCGCCCTCGCGTGACTCCACAGATCCCCACAGCTGCGCCGTCATCTCCATCTATGCAACGACAGATTTCAGCGTTGCGCCAGCTGGAGAGCACTGCATCCTCCCCCGTGATCCCGTGGCTGTAGAGCACTTCCAGACGGTCCTGGTATCGCAGCATTCTCGCAATGCGCTGCACCCTTGCAGTTGTCGGATCAGACCAGTTCATCAGAGGCTCCTGGCCTGGCCGGTCAACAGGCCCACCCAGTCGCAGCTGGAGAACTGGCAGGGGGCCGCCGTGTTGTTGCGCAGCTCGACGATCGCGTTCTCGCCCCGGCTCATGATCGGGATCTGGAACACGCCTTCCATGTAGCGGGGCGTCGCCACATCGATGTCGTTGCTGATGTTGCTGCCGAGCTGCGACAGGCGCGAGCCGAGCACGATGCCGCCGAAGCCGTACATGGCCGGCTCGCGCCGCTCGGCCGTCACCCAGGCCTCGAAGTAGCGGGTGCTGTGATAGCGGAGCTTGGCGTGACGCACCTGCGTCCGCATCGTGTTGTTGGCCACCCGGCCGCCATTGGCCTCCTGGTAGAGCTTGAACCGGGTGAACCGGTAGCGGAACAGGTAGAGCTCCCCGAAGACCACCGGCGCCGCAGACCAGTTGCCCCGAGCGGTGAGCGTGGTGCCGCTGCTTGCCTCTGCCAGCAGCACGCCGCCATCGACGCCGGCCGCAAACTGGCTCCAGGCCTGCGTCGGCGCCGCGATCGTGTAGGGCAGCGTCCAGGTGGTGGTGTTGGTCGTGGCGTTGTAGGTGCCGGCGGCGACGCGGATGGCGGTCGGGGTGTCGGTGGTGGTGCTGACCCGCCGATCGAGCAGCGGCTGATAGGGGGCGGGCGCCTGGCCGCCAGCGCGGTCGGCCGCCGACACCGCTTCCAGCCAGACCTCGCTGCCGTACTGCGTCAGCAGGTAAAGCGTCTCGCGGACGCACAGGAGCGAGAGGATGCTGGCGGCACCACTGAGCTGCCAATAGCTCCAGCTGTTCTGGATTCGCTCGGGGCCGCTGCCACTATTGCGGTAGAAGTATTTGTAGACGTAGATGCGATTTTGATAGCCGGTCTTGCCGGATAGAGCAAACCACACATTGCCGGTGTCGTTGGCAACAATGCGGAAGACTTCGGATGGAACGTAGCTGCTGACGTAGACCGTCAGATCACTGGCGTCAGCCGTGAGAGCGGTGCCAACGCCGCGCACGCTGAACTCACGAAACTGGCTCCATTGGCCATTGGCCTGGCAGAAGATGATGGTGCCCTGGACGGGGACAGGCCGGCAGTCGGGATCGATCTCGTACTGCGTGAGCACCGTGATTTGCGCAGTCGCTGGCGTCAGCACCGTCTCGGCTGCGTTGAAGCGGAACTGAATCTGATCCGAGAAGATGATCAGCTCATCCTGGTACGGCACCGCATAGCGCAGCACGGCAACTCGGTTGTTGCTGGCGGTGATGTCAATCGGATCGGTGTCGAGCACCGCCGTGACGGTTTCAGGGAAGAACTCAAAAAAGTCGCGGGTGCGGCTCAGGATCACGTTCTCATCCGCCAGGAAGCCCAGACGGTTCTTGTAGATGAAAACGTCCTGGATTGGATAGCCAATGAAACTGGGATCCGGCGCAGTTTCGTAATCGCCAGTTGTGCGATTCCCCCACGCTGGAATCACGGTGCCGCCCTGGACGGTGAGGTTGGCCGGACCGAAATAGAAGGTGCCGTTGGCCAGCCGGATCAACAGGTGCGGCATCGTGGTTTCGTCGATCATGTACTCGACGCCGGGGCTCACCGTCTCCTGCCAGCTGCCCTCTCCAAACGTGCCGCTGCGGGGCACGAACTGGACGTAATAGCCATCGAACTTGTTGCCCGGGTCGCCGATGATCTCCACCTGGTAGCCCTGCGGCGCGATCGTTGGCAGCTCGGTGAACGCCTGCACGCTGGTCAGGATCGCCGTGATGTCCGCATTGGCCCGGGCATCGGTGGCGCTGATCGTGATCGCGTTGCTACTGGTGAGGTGCAGCACCGATCCGCTGCGGGCGATCGAGACCCCCGTGAGGGGCCCGGCCGCCGCCGTGTTGATCGTGGCCACCTGCACCGGCGTGGCATCAGTGCCGCCCTGCAGCAGGCTGCGGGCGACGTACACCTTGTCGCCGGATCGGTAGGCCGTACCGGCGGCGTTGCCGATCGCCACGGCAGTGATCACGGTGCCGTTGCCGGTTACGTTCACCGTCAGCCCGCTGCCGCCCTCATCGGTGCTGGTGGCCACGTTGCTGACCGTGCCGTTCAGGGTGGTGGCGGAGCCCACCAGCGTCAGCGCCGTGGCCGCCCCGCCCAGCAGGGCGCCGCGGATCTGGCTGGCGATCTCGGCGGCAGAGATCCGGTTCTCGGTGGTCGTGGTGCCACTCACCACCACCGGCGCCACTGCCGTGGTCACCGTGACCTGCTGGCCGTTGACGTTGACCGTGTAGCGCTGGCCGTAGTTGGCGGCCTTCACCCACACCAGCGCCTCATGGGCGGCCGGCCGCGCCACCGCCGGGGCCAGGGCGGTCTTCATCGCCGGCACCCGCTTGGTGTTGCTGATGAAGGTGTAATCCGCGATCGAGGCGGCGCGGATGTCAGAGCGGGCGCTCACCACCGTGGAGAGGTAGCCGTAGCCGTAGGGCGCCGTGACGGTGCGCTCAGTGCCATCCAGCTCAAACACCCGGATCGCCGTCTTGGCGATCGCTACCAGGTACTGCTCGTCGGCATCCCTGAGGATCTGGTGGAACAGCACATCGCCCAGGGAGCTGGTGGAGAGCCGGGCGATGGCGCGGGACCCGTCCCGCTTGCGCAGGCCGTCGGTCAGCGACGAGACCGCGTTGATCTGGATCTCGCCCTGGGATGGATCCCGCTGCGCATCAGGCTGCTGGCTGACCCCCTGGATCAGGTTGGGGATGGTCGAGCTGACGAGATCAGCCACGCAGCAGTCCTCCCCGGCGGCCGAGCAGGCCGAGTGCTGGCGAGTAGGTCGGGAAGGGGGCGATGCCAGGGCCGCCGGTGATGCTGTTGGGCGCGGCCTGTTCCATCTCCACTCGCTGCAGCTCAATCAACGCCTGCTGCTCATCCACCGCCGTGAACCGGAACACGGAATCGGAACCGAGCACCCGGTCGGAAAACACCCGGGCGGCGCGGATCGTGGTCCAGCGGTTGTAGGCCTCGGGGCTGTCGTCCCAGGGCAGCAGCCACACCACATCGGCGGTGAGGCTGTTGATGCCGGACAGCTGATAGCTGTGCTTCTCCAGGTCGTAGACGCGCTGACCACGGAGCTGAAACCGCCCGGCCCACTGGTAGGGATCCGGCGACCAGCTGACCAGATTGGTCGGCACCAGCATCTGGCCGCTGGCCTGATCGGTGAAGAACTCGTAGCCGCTTTCGCTGTTCCAACTCCAGCCGCGGGTCTGCCCCTCTTTGTGGAACTCCAGCAGGGTGCGTTCAGCCAGGGCCGCCTCGGCCACCTGCTGCGTCTCCAGGCTGTTGACCGGCTGCTCGCCGATGTTCTGCAGGCAGACGTTCACCGCATCGAGCAGCGTGGTGCGCCCTGGGGTGACGGCCTGATTGGCGATGCCCATCAGCTCTCTGCATGGGTGCTGAGCTCATGCTATCGGTGGGCACAAAAAAGCCCCGGTCTCCCGGGGCCCCTCGTCCCAGACGCCGGCCTCTGCAGGCCGATTGCAGATTACGGCAGTTCGATCACGCCGGCACATTCGGGCCGGAGCTTCGCCATGCCGATCGCCATGCGAGCGACAAACAGGTGGGCCTGGTACATGATGTTGAAGTCGCCCCCGGTGGGCGTGATCTGCAGGCCGATGTTGCGAAGGGTGAGAACACCGATCGCATCACGGTGAAACACGATGCCACGGCACTTCGACAGATCCTGCTGGTAATCAGTGTTCTTGTCGTAGGTCGTGTTGGTGTAAGCAGCCTGGGTGACGTGGTTGCTCGCGTGCACCGGGATGCCCTTGACCCGCAGGATGCGGCCATCGGCAAAGGTGCCATTGCCGCCGCCAGCGCCGTTGTAATCGGCGTTGATCGCACGGGTGCTGTCAAGCAGCGAGTCGTACTCGGCCGGAGGAACCACGGCGATCAGGTCGTCGGTTGGCACGTCCTTGTTCTGCATGGACACCTTCAGGCCCGAGATTGCAGCGATCAGCTCGTCGCCTCGGGCATTGTTGGTGCCGCTCAGATAGGTGCCGCTCAAGGTGCGCGACTGGCCGGTGCGGCCGGCGCTGGGGCCGCCCACCGCCGTGATCGTGGTTGAAGCCACGGTCTGCGACGCGCTCACCTGATAGGTGCCGCGCAGGCCGGCCGCATCACCACTCGTCTGGGTGAGCTGGGCAACGATCGTGGTGCCGGCGGTGACGCCAGTGCCGCTGATCGTCTGCCCCACCACCAGGCGACCGCTGGTGACAGCCGTGACCGTGAGGGTGGTGGTGGCAATGCTGCCGGTGACAACCGCGCCGGCCGAGTTCAGCGGCTCGGTGGTCGTCTTGGCGGCGCCGTAAATCACGCGGGCGGCGCGGGCATCCCACTCACGGGCCAGGGCTTGCCCCAGCTGATGAGTGGTGTCCTGCCGCACATCGACGTAGTTCTTCAGCTCGTCGAGTTCGTAGATCACATCGCTGGCGACCAGCAGGCCGTCCAGGTTGATGATGTACTCGTTGCGGTCGCTGGAGCTCACCGGGCTGGTGTCACCCAGGATGGGCTGGCCAGGGACGTGGTACGCGGCCTGGTTGCGACCGGACACCTG